GATCCTTACGCAGAACAAATTGTTGAGATGAGTACCCAAGCCTTAGAAGAAATTGACTATGGCGTTATGAACGAGCTGGATCGTATCCGACAACATCAAGAGTTCTTGCATAAACTATTGACTAATAAAGACAGTTTTATTCGTAAAAGAATCATAGATCAAAATTTAAGCTACCTAAACGCTAGACTGGGACAATATCTAGATCGTATAGGTTTACCACACACAGTCAAGTTCAACAACGACTTGACTGTTAACATCAGTGAGTTGGGTCGTGAATTAGACTTTGACAATTTGTCAAGGGGCGAGCGTAACCGACTGATACTAAGTCTAAGTTGGGCGTTCCGTGATGTATGGGAAAGTTTGTATCAACCCATTAACTTGTTGTTCATTGACGAGCTTGTGGATTCAGGCATGGATTCAAGTGGAGTTGAAAACAGTTTGGCCATACTGAAGAAGATGAGTCGAGATGCCAACAAATCAATTTGGCTAGTGAGTCACAAGGATGAATTGGCTGGACGTGTGCATAACACACTCCATGTAGTAAAAGAAAATGGCTTTACCAGCTACAACACCGATGTCGATATTGCTTAACTACAGTAAAATACATGTTGAGTTGAGCTCAAAGTGCACATTAAAATGTCCGCGTTGTCCACGCACGGAAATGCATCCTGACAGTTTGAATCGAGACATCAGCATCACTACATTTCAAAAGGCATTTAGTCCTGCGCTATTGCAAGACGTAGAAGAAATTTTGTTTTGTGGGGATATTGGTGATCCAATTTATGCACGAGACTTTTTGCCCATTGTGGAATATATTAGGCAAACGTCAGGCACTAGAATCAGCATTGTAACCAATGGCAGTTACAAAGACCCCGAATGGTGGCAACAACTCGGTGCCATGCTTGCCCGTCAAGACGAAGTAACATTCAGTGTTGACGGGTGGGATCAGGCCAGCAACAATCAATATCGAGTCAACAGTAACTTTGACAGTATCATTAAAGGTGCTCAAGCTCTAAGAGCCAGTAGTCAATGTTTAATGACCTGGAGCACAATATATTTTAATTTTAACGAGAAGCATATACAGTCTATTCAAGATCAAGCTCGAAGCATTGGATTCGATCAATTTAGAATGGTTAAAAGCAGCAAGTTTAATGGAAGGTATTTGGTCGATGGCCTGGACCCTTTAATTCCCGAGACGCAAAACGTTGCCAATACTGCACAGTACGAAGTAACGATTAGTCCTTTGGTTGTACGAGGATTGCCAACAATACCAATTGTGCCAAATCAAAATCGACACGAGTGGGCCAAGTGTATGCGTTGGGAAAAAGAAATGTTTGTCAATGTGGATGGACTAGTATTTCCGTGCCCTTGGTTCAATAATGCCTACATGGAAAATGATTTTGTAGAAAAGTATCGTGCACACATCAATATCAACACACGAACGCTAACCGAAATACTTGAAGATCCACTGTGGGACGAATTGTATACAAGGTTTGCGGTTGCTCCTTTGGAAATTTGCCGGTACAAATGTCGAGATTGTAAATGAAAACAGTATTTTGTAATATCCCTTGGAAAGAAGTGCACATTAATGCCGATGGTACCTATCACACCTGTGGCGCACAAACCAACAAAATTAGTGGAACCCTAGAAGCTGAGATTTACAATGTGCACACAATGACCATACCCGAGTGGATCAACAGTCAACATCAAATCACTGCTAGAAATAAAAAACTACAAGGGCAGAGCGAAGCGTTGTGTGCCATGTGCTATCATGAAGAAAGTCTAGGCAGTAGCAGTAAACGAGTCAAGGAAAATTTAAAAAGTCGTATATCAGTAGACCGCTTTGACGCAGACTATCAGTCCAGTCCCGATTATCCATTGTTTAAATTTAGCACAGAGAATCAAGGACGTACTGACAATTTGAGTCCAGAAAGTTATCACATCAGTTTGGGCAACGAGTGCAATCTTGCCTGTAGAATGTGTGGGCCTACTGCTAGTAGCCGAATAGCAGTTGAACTGATACAACAAAAAGCATACTCAGGACCGGCTAGAATGAACTGGACCGAAAACGAAAACTCTTGGAATCATGTGGTTGATTACATCTGCCGCACTGATAATTTGCGATTTGTGCACTTGATTGGTGGCGAGCCCTTGATGAATCCCAGATTTGAAAACTTGATAGATCGTCTTTTAGCAGCCAATAAAACCAACATTTACTTGGGCTTTACTACCAATGGTACCATATTCAACGAAGCATTAATGCATAAATTAAATGCGTTTAGACACGTAGATGTTGGGGTAAGCATAGAGTGTTGGGGGCGATTAAACGACTATGTAAGGCGTGGTTCCGGCACACAAACTGTGCTAGACAACATAGATTTGTATCTAAAACATCGCAAACAAGCACATGTTTATGTTACACTACGTGCAGTACCCAGCGCACTAACAGTACACACCTTAGATGAGCTTTATCGCTGGTGTATTACTAGACGTTTAGACGTAATGACCAATATTCTAGTAGAACCCGAATATCAACAAATACGACATTTACCCCTAGACATCAAGGCTCGTTTACTAAAACAATACCAAGCGTGGACTCCCATGGAAAATCCTTTTCAAGGAACAAGTAATCCTCGAGACCCAAATCGTTTTAGAGAACATATAGATCAAGAAATTATGGCAATTGTCGCGGCACTAGAACAACCCAGCGATCCCGAACAAACCGGTATATTATATGCTAAGTTAGCCGATTGGGGCTGGTTTGAAGATTCCGAAATACAAAAATATTTCTTTATTGACTAAGATGATAACTATATTACATGACATGGATATATCAAAATCAAATAGTGGAGACACTACCTAAGGACTGCATAGGCTTTGTTAGTAATCAGATAAATAAAAGTGCCAGTCGCGATGTTGAAGCATCCACCGGCTCTAAAGTTTACAGGAACTATCAGCAATGTATTTACAATACTATGTCTATGCCTATCTCAGGGCAGACGGAACTCCTTACTATATAGGTAAAGGAAAAGGCAAAAGAGCAACTTCTAAAAGAAAAGGTGAAATTACTTGTCCAAAAAATCCTGCTCAAATTATAATAGTCGAACAAAATCTCAGTAATATAGGTGCGTTAGCAATAGAACGACGATTAATTCGTTGGTACGGGCGTAAATACTCGGGCACAGGCATTTTAAGAAACTTAACCGACGGTGGCGATGGTACTGCAGGAGTTCGACGGACTGAAGAACAAAATAAAAAAAATAGGGAAAGACAGATCGGTATTAAAAAGCCTATCATTTCTGCAAAGAATAAAATATCTTTATTAGGAAATACTAATGCCCGAGGAAATAAAGGAAAACCAAAGTCAGCAGAACATAAACTAAAAATGAGTTTGTCTGCAAAGGGCAAACCAAAGTCAGAAGCACAAAAGTTAAAACAATCACAAGCTATGTCCGGAAGGAAACAATCTGCCGAAGTTATTGCAAAAAGAACAGGTGCTACTATAGGAAATAAATGGTGGAGTAAGGATAGCATCTCTATAAAAAGTAGAGAATGCCCAGGCGAAGGATGGAAACTCGGTAGATCTTCTATTAAAAAGGGTGTACAATGAGTTGGTACTACAAAGGTGAAATAGTAACCGAACTCCCAGAAGATTGTGTTGGTTATGTTTACTGTATAGTAAACACAACCAATGATAGAAAATACATAGGCAAAAAATTAGCAAAATTTAGTAAAACGACCTACAAGACTGTAAAGTTAAAGAACGGCACAAAAAAGAAAAAAAAGATCAGAAGCAAAATCAGTAGCGACTGGCAAACATATTATGGATCGAGCGATGAACTTAGTAAGGACATTGCGCTCTTAGGCACACACAATTTCAAACGCGAAATACTCTACTTTTGCAAGTCAAAAGCAGAATGTACTTATATTGAGGCCAGGACCCAATTCGAAAGAAAAGTTTTGGAATCCGATGACTACTACAACGGTCAGATAAGTGCTCGCATTCATGGCTCCCACATACTAAACAAACTAAACGGTTAACGACTCGCACAGGTCAACATCATGTGCCTAAGACAACTTGATAAAAAGAGGGACGGAAGACTCTGCGCCGTACAGAGCACTCAATCACTATCCTTAACAGGACGAAGATCACTAATTGCCGTGGTTTGATTGTTTGAAGTAAAGATTAAAGGCTAAAAAGACGCTACAGTGATGTAGCAGGTTAGTATGGTATGTTAGCGTATACAATACTAATTGCCGTTGTTATAAGAACGCAACTCGAGGTACCGGACAACCGCCTCTGTAATGTTGTAACGCTAGTGACTGTGCTGCTCGGATGAAGCGCCCTTTTCATTTTTGCCCTGTGCGGGCAAAGAGTGACTGATTAGTCTGGATGAAACTGGTATCGCTTTGCTCTACTAATTAAAGAAATAAATGTTGTGAGCTGTAAAGCGAAACAACAGATGTACGTAGTACATCTTAAAAGAATGGCATGCCTGATTCTTTTGTTGTTTCCATGTGTTCTTTAATAATCTTTCCGATAATTTCGCGTTCATCTGTGCTAAGGAGCAAAGCATCATTATAGGATAACCCACCACGCATGTGCCAGGCAAATTTGAGTGCTTCTGATTTAATGGCTTTTGCCTCATTCTCCATTTTCTTTAAATGCCCAACAACCTCTTCATTGGACATGGACAAAAGCCTTATCCGAAAAAATTTGCGTAGTCGAATGCCAAAGGAACTGCATATTCATGCCCACATTCGCTATTGGTGCATTTGGTTTCAATGGGCTTGGCGCCTGCAGTTGATGATATATCAGCCAGCACATCTTGCACTTTCTTCAACACTTTGTAATCGGCGTTGTCGTAGAATTCTCTAATAAAGTCTTTGTCAGTGACAACCACTCCCTCTTCGGTGACAACTTCACGAGTGCAGTTGACACAGATCTCGATGTTGAGATTGATCAACTCCTTGAGATAGGCATCGCTGCGCTCTTTCTTATCCTCATCACTCATGCTGCTGTCATTGACAGTTCGCAAGATCTGTTGTTGTGTGAATTGTATTTGATTGGCTTTGTTGATTTCAAAATAGGGTTGTGGTTTTAGTTTTATGCGCAAGTGATCAAAGTCCACAGTGCTCTCATAGTCGGGAGCAGCAATGTTGCCCACCACCATGCCCAAGTCAATGGCAAAGTTGTTTTCTTCTTTGCATTTGGGGCACTCGGTATCAAAATCCATTTGATTGCCGTAGCTGGCGATTCTGATGTACAACAACACACTGTCTACATCAATACTGGGCATTTGCCAAGCATCTCTAATGCTGGGGCAACAACTTTGTATGATGTCTACAACACCTTGTCCGTTCAACAACGCATCTGGAGTTCGCAGAGTTATCTCGTCTCGCGCTGTCATTGGATAGAATGGTAGCTCGCCGGTGGCAGGAATGTCAATCGAGCCCGCGGGCCAAAATTTGCCATCGCTGGGCAATCGTGCGTAAATTGCAGGTTGTCTAAAATGTTTGGCCAGTGGATTGGCTTGTTGATCCATGTTTTTTCCCTATAAATAGTTGATATACATTAATATTTATCGGATAAAAACACCATGGCAACAGAAGCACCAGGATCAGACAACCCCGCAGAAAATCTCAATAACCTAGGAGCCACTGCCGGTAAAACCACTCGCGAACTGGATTTCTTGCGCGATGCGCTCTACAGCACCACAACAATAAGCAAATCCATTGATCGTCAATTCAATTCGCTAGACCGAAGTTTGAGATCGGGCGGCAAGTTCTTTAAAGATCTCAGTGGACAAATGGGTAGTCTAACCGAAAGTCTGCACGAACTTGAGGATGCTGCCAAAGCAGCTGCCAA